CTGGACCGACGAGCCGTGAAGTCCCAGTTGCCTCGCAGACTGGGTAGCCTAAACCAAATGAAAAGGAATGTGGTGAAGGATTACTTCGGGGAAATGGTAAGCCGGTTCCAGGGGGAGTCCGTTGCCCGATAAGCCTTGGAAGGCTTTCGAGCGAGAGGCAGCCAAACTCATTGGAGGGAAACGATATTGGTCAAACTCTGGCGAGAAGTATGACATCGAATCAGAGCTCTTCTTAGGACAATGCAAGCACGTTCAGAGGTTGTCTCTTACCGAGATGGAGTCACTCGCTCATGACGCTCAGGAGAACGCCGGATCCAGGATCGGGATCGTTGTCGTCAAGAGACGGGCCGGTAAGGGAAGGAACACGCACGCTCTGGTTATACTAGATGAGCGTGCGTTCCGACTCCTTCTCGCAAGGTGCGCCCGAAGTAACTCCAGCACCAAGTGAGGGGAGTGGAGGGCCGGGCGGGGATATTGGGCCTCGTTACTCCTGACTCCAGGGCAGACTGTCCCCGGTCATGGCTGCCCGGAGATCCACTAAAACCATCTCATCAACCAGAAGGAGAAAGAGCATGGAACACCTAACCAGAACAGAAGTAGCAGCGTTGGGAGTTATCCTGGGATCACTGAATTCAGACACGGCTAGGGCGGGTCTCCTCAGAATGTTTATTGAGGATCATGATCCAGTATCAGGTACCCCAGAGACACCGAGTGGGGAGTGGGAAGTCACAGCAAACTGGAAGAATGGTGATCCCAATGACGCCCCAGCCAAGCCAAAGAAGCGGAATCTGCTAGGAAAGCGGAAGTCACTGAGGCCCCCCTACCGTACCTACAAAAACCTGTCCAAGGATCTTAGGGGCTCTGAGCTAAAGAGACACCTGGTCAGGGCCAGGTTCTTCAAGAATGCAAGGCTCAATGCAGGCTTGGGAAAGTCTGAGCTCGCAACGAAGATGGGTGTGAGCAATGCCACCATCGACCAGTGGGAGTATGGTATCCGGGCTGTCCCGGATGCAAGGTTTAAGGAGGTCAAGAAGATTACCAAGAGGTAAAGGAAATGGGAGACCCAACGGAACAACTATCACTCAATGAGATGTTCTTTAAGATCTTTAAGGGAGCCCTCATCGAGGTAGAAAAGGAGAGACCAATGGCACCAAAGAAAGCAACAGTCGCAGAAGTAAACTACCACGATGGACCCATCATGCTTCCTGTTAAGATGGGGATCCCCGAGGCAATCGAGGTTCTTCAGCGTAGGATGATTTACGATGAGGAAGTGGTTGTCATCAATGAGACCATCAACGCATTTCCATGGGATGGAGCTATTGCCATGGCAAAGGCAATGAAGGAGCTCTTCGGATTCCCAATGCAGGAGCCCACTCCTGGGTTCTTTGGGAAGTCACCACCGGCACTGATCTCTGTGGATATCTCTACCACGGAGACAGTCAAGGTTCCATGGGGAAGATTTACTCTCCCTGGTGTTGATGGATGGATCCAGACTGGGATTTCCAAGAACAATGATGGCCATCTAGTCTTTGTTCTCATGGCTCAGGTGAAGAACAAGGAAAAGAAGAAGATCAACCATCTGATCGAGAGAACCAGGGAGATCGCAGCTCATGAGAGCATCTACCGGAACAAGGCCATCAAGATCAAGTTCCGGAATGAAGAGGATAAACTGATGGATCTACCGAACATCAGCTTTATCGACACAGACAAGCCTCTGAGCGTCATCTTTAGCAATCACATCGAGCACGCCATCGAGTCAAATGTTCTCGTGCCAGTACGGTACAGTGAGAGGTCACGTAAGGCTGGAGTTCCGATGAAGCGTGGTGTCCTGTTAGCCGGGAAGTATGGCACCGGAAAGACTCTGGCAGCTGGGATCCTTGCAAGGGAGGCAGTGAAAAGCAACTGGACGTTCGTTTACGTAAGTGATGTAGACGAGCTCTCAGAGGCTCTCCAGTTCGCTAAGAGGTTCCAGCCAGCAATCGTGTTCGCAGAAGACGTGGAGCGGGCAGCTGGGACAGAGAGAAATGATTCGGTGAATGAGCTCCTGAACACGCTGGATGGGATTGGATCCAAGTCCATCGAGATCATGACGGTTCTCACGTCGAATCATCCGGATGATATCAACCCTGCCATGCGAAGGCCTGGAAGGATCGACACGGTAATCCATGTAGAGGCTCCGGACAGAGAGGCATCAGAGAGGCTGATCAGGCTCTATGGAGACAGCGAGATCGGGGATAGTGAGGATCTCAGTTTGGTCTCCGAGAAGATCTCAGGGCAGATCCCTGCTGTGATCAGAGAAGTTGTGGAGAGGTCGAAACTTGAGGCAATAGGCAGGACGCATGGCCTCTCATCTTCTATCACGGCTGTGGACCTCAACAATGCAGCAGATACTCTGATGCTGGAGCAGAAGCTCTTCATCTCCACTAAGGAAACCAGGGACGCCAAGCAGATGAGGCGCCTGCACGAGGTTGTGGATCGTCTTGGCTCCAGGATTGGAGATGGAGTAAAGGCTGCAATGAATGGTTACTCATCGACATGGGAGCCATCAGAGTAATTAAGGTTTGGGGTGCTGGCTAGATCTCTAAGGCAGAGATTACAACTCCGGCAGCGACATGATCTTGGTAGCCTATCCAAGACTTGAGCTATCTGGTGCCAGCATCCCAATTTTGTAGGAGGTAACTGTGGCCAGGGTGATCAAGAAGAACGCAGCTCAGTGCGTCCACTGTGGGGATACTGTGGAATCAACGAGCCCCAGTAAGGTAACCTTCTGCTCTTGTAGGAGAGTTGCTGTTAGTGGTGGGAAAGAGAGCGTGGTTCGTTTTGAGACTGAGCCATGCTCTCTATTAGAGTTATCTGAGTGGGAAATCGAGCCCGACGAGGAATCAGAAGGGAGGGGTAGTTGACATGGTACGAGCCTTGTTACTTGCAGCAATGATGATGTTCTTCTTCGCTATGGCATCTGCATCTCCTGTTTACCTTACCATAGACTCAGGATTTACATCGTTTAAGTGGGGATCAAACCACAGTGGTCTTGGGTTCCCGCACCTTGAGTCTCCCAGGTGGGACATTGAACCTGGCTTCGAGTGGACTCCCAGCTTTCTTGAGAAGAAGGGATTCTGGTTCAGAGCATCCTTCCGGTGGCAGGCTTTAGGACAGAGCTCAACGTGGTATCATAGGGGCCAGTCCTATGTGGATGGACCTCGTATCGGAATTAGATTCCGTGGGAGGATCTCACAGTGAACCAAGACCCCATGGATGCATTGGATAGACTGCTACCATGGATCATCAAGGGACTAATTGTTGTAGTCCTGACTATGGTACTCGGCTTGCTGATTCCACAGTCTATCATCGAGTGGCGTAAGGCGATGACCTACCGAGCACCAACAGATGTTCATGATCTTACAATCAGAGAGGAGAAGTAAATGGGATGGCTTACAAAGATTATAGAGAAGTTTACGTGGAACAGATATGTGAGAAACATCGTGAGAGAGACCATTGAGTCAGTGGTATCCAATACCATGTCAAGTATGGCGGATACCATAACCTCAATAACAAATATTACCGATCTCCAGAAAAAGGTTAACCAGCTGGAGATTGAAAAGAGCGGACGGGAAGAAGAATTTGCTCGTAGGGAGCGTGAGGTAGAACACAAAGTTGGTCTGGAAAGGAAGCGTCAGGAGTTTGAGATCAATCAGACCAAGAGAACTACCGAGGTATCCATTCGTGAGGAAAATCTCAAGGCGGATAAAGAACGGTTCAAAGCAGAGATGGAGTTTCAGCGCAAGCATTTAGAGGGTGAGATCCAGTCTCTAAGGGACTTGGTTGGTCAGCTAATGCAAAGGCTACCCAGTGCTGAGATTATAGCTGACATCTCAGTCTCAAAGAGGAGATAAGCTATGTTCCGTCCTAATAGCTCCTCACTAATCGCGAAGACTGTAGCAAGTAACACCTACTCTTCCTCTAGCTCAACTTCGGGCCTCACGAGTCTGGCACAGGCCTACACCTACGACCTGTATTCATACTCCCAACCGCAAGGGATCTTGCCAGTTTTACAGAATTATCAAAACATTATCATGGAGGGTAATATGAAGAGAGATTTACTCATCCAGAAAAAGGCCGAGAGTAATCTAGACTGGCTGGATAGAAGGATCAAGGAAATCTCTGTACCCATATCCAAGCTGTAGGAGGCCTAATGAGATGGTACAAGATCGGTCTTGATGGTGAGCCAGTACAATGCAAGGACCCTCGGGAGTTCATTGAGTGGAAAAAAGAGAACCCAAATGGTGGTAGGATAGGACTCAACAATCTGTCCAACGAGGTAAAGGTGAGCACCGTCTTCCTTGGGCTAGACCACGGTAATGGTAGTGATCCACCAGTCCTTTGGGAAACAATGATCTTTGGTGGTCCTCACAACTATTACCAAGAAAGGTACCAGTCAAAAGAACATGCAGAAGAAGGACACCTAAAGGCTATTTCGATTGCTTCGGGCCAGGTGGTGTTACCTGACCCTCTAGAGGTAGAGTCTGATCAATCTTCTCTACCACTTCCCCAACCTTTGAAGCAATAGTACCCCTCTTAACCCCGAACACCCGGAGTGCAAATGGACCCACAGAACCCACTAGACGGAGGATCCGGCGCAGATTCATCGCTAGGGGGTAGCGTCCTTGGCAAGGACAAGGCCGATGCCAGAGGTGAGGGCAGCCACCAATGCTCCGAGAGCAGCGGGCTCAGAAGCCATCCCCTTGAGGAAGGCAAGCGCATACCCAATCAAGCCCCCAAGAATCGTGAGTACACCAAACAACGTGGTCTTACTGTTCATAAGAGACAATCTCCTCATCAGGGAGGGTTGGTTGATTCGCCGGGCGCTGCTCCCCAACAGCTACCGACTGACCATCAATCGAGAGAACGTATTTTCCGTTCTCTAAACGACGTACGGTCCCATTTACGGTGGCTCCAGTATTCAGTGGAAGATCTAGAAATCCTCCTATTCCAGGAGGGATTTGGCAGGAGGGGCAGAAGCGGCCCACCCCGTCGTACAACCAAGGAACCTGACAACAAGGAGTTAAATCCATGATTACTCCAGATGGTAGTGGTAACAGGCTAGACAGTAAAAAACTCGAAGAGGTCAGACCCATCACTCCAGGGACGGACACGTACCGCACACGCGCCGAGATCTGCGGGACGGAAGTGCCCCTTTTCGCTATAATCGTGGGTCCCTTCCACATAGGTTTTCCGAAACGTCCCGGTCTGGGCAAAGGCTTTCCTGTGTTCTTTCAGCTTCATCCGACCACGAGCTGGATCATACAGGGTAACAGTCTGCGTTCTCAGGAGGGAGTGCCCATGACCGAAGAGATAGAGGTCTGCTTCAATGTTACCTGCGACGTTCATCATCCTGTTGATCTTCGAGCCCTCGTTACGTCCGGAAATAGTGGAATGGGATGCGAAGACGTGGAGGACTTTTTTAGAAGAACACTTCCCATCTTTCCTGCGAGAAAAGATCCATCGAAGAAGGGCATCGTGTCCAAGATCTTTCGCCCCCATAAGGGTGCAGAAGCGACCGTGAACATCCTCCCAATCCCTAAGCCTCAGTTTCTCCTCGTGGTTTCCCGTAAGGAGCCCGACGCATTTATCCTTTATCGGGGAAAGAATGTAATTGAGATCATTCACACACATACCAGTGAGGTCATCAAGATGGCTGCGATATCTGGGGTCAAGGCTCCTTGGATCGAATCGGCGGTCACTCACCTTAATACTCTCGGAGTAGTCGCCCATTCCGATCCACAGACAGTTCTTACAAGACCTCACCCACTCTACCGTTTTGCGCAGTCGTTCCACATCGCAACCCTTGGACCCAATGTGAATGTCCCCTATCGCAACAAAGTAGAATTCATCGGACCTGGATTCGTGCCTGCTAGTAAGAGAATGAAGTATCATGGCTTCTGTTAACTCCTGTACTCAGTGCGGTTTTGTGGCTTCCTCTGAGATCCTGAAGAACGGACTTTGTGAGGCCTGCCACTCTGTGAGGTGTGATCCCTCCCTTCGTACGGTGCCAAGGGGGAAGACTCCCTGGAGCGACCGTAAAGAGAAGCCGGACATCTGGCGGACAATCGTTTTCTGGGGTGGGAAGCAGATGCCGCTAAGACAGATGTACTACGAACGCTCAAAGATTTCGAAGACCGGCGTGGTTTTGGGACCTGTGTGGGAGGAAACGAAGTTGGTGAGGTTTGTACGATATCGGAAAGGGGTGAGTTCCAAACCGCCACAGCCCTATAAACGACGATCTGCCGTATCGCAGGTGTCACAGCGGTAAACCACTCAGAGTTTTCTCCAGTTCCAGTTACCTCATCGTGTACGGCCAGTGTACACCATGGTCCTGGAATGTCTGCCAGTCTCCCACAGGACACCAAAATAGGAGGCGGTTTCTCGGACACCCTACCCCACCCACCCTCGTATTTGGCATGATCCATCCACTCCACGGATACAAAGTCCCCGATACGGAGATCAGTTATCTTACGTATCCGTTTCATGGGAATCCTCCTCGTACTTCTTCCAAATCCTGGACACATAGTCCTCTACCTGTTTTACGTCCATCCTCTTTCCTTTCACGAGTACTTTCGGGAGCTTAGCCAAGACATTCTCCCAGGTGTATGGGATTCCCTCGTAGGTACACATGTGGATGGCCTTCTGTACATACCCAATCCCCCCGTTGTAGCTGGCGAGAGCCATCTTCCAGTGGTCTGGCTCTATGATTGGGCCGCTGTAGACAGCTAGCCTAACTGCTGTTACGAGCTTTGCCATATATCTGGAGGCAGCCTTGATCGACTCCTCTGGGTCTAGTGGATCCATTTGGCTACCAATGAACTCATCCTTAGCTGTTCTAGGCATAAACTGCATGAGGCCCATGGCACCAACTCTGGACTTGGCATCTGGGTTCGCAGAACTCTCCTGAAGCATCTGAGCCTTCAGGAGCTTCCATGGCATTTCAACAGTCATAGAGTAATACTGAAGGAGGCTATCGTACCTATCTTGTGATTTCACTTATACCTATCTGGATCAAGGTCCATCCTTGTATTGATCCCATTGATCTGTTTCTGCTGCCCATCCCTGCTTATGTCGAATTCCCTTCTCGTAACAAGATCGTCCATCTTTTCCTCTATCCTCTTTATTGTAGATGAGATAACGCCACCCCACCACACAGCTCCAAAAGTCATGGTAACGACAACCAAGACGCTTCCAAGGCTTATTGTCGGATCAAAGTGGACCAAGGTAGACTCCAATCGTTAAGGGCTTGTCTCTCTGACTCTTATATTGATCAGTTCTTCCCGAAGGGCTTCCATACCATCTCCACTCTCAGGAGGTACCACGGTCTCCCTTGAAAGACGACCACGAAGGCGCTCGCGGTCTGCTTCATCTATGTAGGGACCAAGAGCCTTACCGCGCTCTCTAAACGTCTGAGAGATAATCCCACGTTCTGTATCAGACTCGTAAATAGGGACTCCTGTTAGGGTTCTGAAGCCCCTGGCCCATCTAGCCCATTCCTTATCTCTAAGATCGAAGGGTACATTTGGTAGAGGTCCAGCCAACCTAAGAGCCAGGTCCAGTGCTTTGGGACCTATCGGTCGTCCTTCCATGAGCTCAATGCCTGGTACCTTTCCAACCAAGAGCTTGGCGTATGAGGGCAACTCAACCGTTCCCTTGCCGTAAATCCCGGTCATCGGGTTCCTACCAGTGGTAAGCTCATATATCCCCTGGCCTAAAGGGTTTACGTTTGAAACCATACCTTCTAGTGGGCCTACAGCTTTCCCCAGAGTCTTTGTAGATCGCTCCCCTGTCGGGGAGTACTGTCCAGGGTCCGTAATCCCTACCCATTGGTACCCAAGGTATCGCAGCTTACCCGTTTCAGGATCATAGGATACGGGAATTCCACCCCTAGTTCTGTAGGACGGATCCATAATCTCACGGTCCTCTTCAGTCATCCCAAGTCTGCGCTCCCCAGTCTCTTGAAGCCTCCCCAGGTTCGCCATGGTGCTGGGGTGCTCTCCCATAACCCTGCCAGCCAGCCTAGGAATGTTTTTCCCCCAGCCCATGAAGGGTACTATCCCCCTACGGAGAAGGCTTTCCAGGTGGGTCATGGACTCCCAGCCGTAGTTGAACATGACCGTTCCGACCGACCTAGCAGCCTCTGAGAGCTCCGATCCCTTCCCAAGGTTGTACCAGGCCCAACTAGCCCTTAAGTAGTCCTCAAGGCCCTGGTAGGCTTTCCCAGGACCCTTTAGGAAGGTCTTACCGATCTCCTCCATCCTCCCGGCACTCAGTATCCGGTGCTGAACGAACAGTCTTTTAACCTCAGGCCATGTTAAACCATTGTATGTCTTACCGTTAAGAAGGAAAGGTGGAGCCACATCGGGAGCTGGTCCGAACTTCCTTCCCAGGACCGTAGAGATCCCCATAGCATCGTTCATTGGGTTTACATTGCCAAGCTCTGCCTGTATGTACTTACTCCACAAGAAGTTGCGTATGTGGAACTCTGGCCTCACTACCGTTACAATGGGTCTCCAGAGCCTGAGGGCTGATTCTACCGCCCTACCAATTCCAGTTCTTGGTTCTGTATCTGAAATAGCAGCAAGGGCTTTGATGGTTCTCTCAACATCGGGAGAGACCGAAAACCCACTTAGAGTTCTCTCGGTAGCCTCATCAAAACCAGACAGGATTCCCATATCGCTAAGTCTTCTGAACCCAGCTGGAGCTTGTTCGTTGGGAATTCCCCACTTATGGGCAATCGCCCTGATGATGAAGGCGTCAGCATGTGCCCTGGACATGGCGTTTACATGTGACTCCAGCGCCTCCCCAAGAGGCGCGTAATACCTTTTGTCTAGGACACTTGTGCCACCAGCCCTGTGAACATCTTTGGCACTATTCTGGAACCACTTCGGGTAGAGATTGGTCTGTATGGCCTCCTCAGCCTGCTTCGTAGTCATCCAGGGTGGCATCTGTCTCCCTCGACCGAGGCTGGTACTGATCCCAAACGGTTTACGGAATGGGGCCTTCCCGTGGATCTTCTCGCTTATCTCACCTGTGGATCTTGGAGCGTAAGGAGGTGGTCGCACCTCTTTTACGGTCTTAATCGCTTCCTCGCTTGGGCCTATGAACTCTCTTCCAGCAGCCTTGGATCTCTCAATATCCCTAGGAAGGGCATATGTCGGGATCTTGGTCTCCTCATCTGGGAGGTATCCCATCTTCTGTTCCCAGACGTGCATCTGACGGTCTAGCTTTTCCTCAAGGAGACGGATCTGCTCTTCAGTGGTAATGGAGGCATGGTTCGCCTTGAGGACCTGTTCGGCAGGAGCCCCAGGCTGGTTTGCGATCTCCTCGTATTTGGCTAGGGTCTTACGCTCCTTTTCCAAGAGACTGTAGGTACCAAGGATCGAGCGACGGATTCTTTCGGGAGCTCTCCCCATCTCGATTTCTTCAGCCTTTAGGCCAAGTCGCTTACCCATTTTCAGCTCTTTGGACAAATATTCCCTTAGATATGGTGCACCTCTACCTGTACTCTCATATATATCAAGGAGTTTTCTTTCTGCTTCCTCTAATGAGAGACCAGTTTCGGACGCGTATGCTTTTACATCGCTGATCCAAGCGTCATGGGCTTGCTTACCCATCTGAGAGAGCCACTCTCCACGACCAGCCCCCTGGGAGATCCATGTTCTGGTTAGTTCCCGCTCATTAGGGAACTTGGTTCCTGGCTTCCTCATGGCCCAGTCAGTAAACTTCGCTCCTGGGGCCTTCCCAATCACGTAGTTGGCGTAGTTTCTCAGGGTTCTATCAGAGTAGGCAGCCTTCCCTCCGCCAACCTTTCCTATCTGGTGCATTACCTGGGAAATAGCTGGGATCTGTCGCAGAGGCTCCGTGGTCCTCCCAGCGATACGGGCAGCAGTAGCGATGGGCTTCGCAGCCAAGTTGATCACCTTGGTTCCAGCTGTGAACCCAGATCCTAGACTCAGGATCATTGCTTCGGTATCCGAGTACCCAAGGTTCTTTAACATCTCGTAGGAGTTCTTCTCGAATGGATCCTCCTGCTTCTCGAAAGTAAAAGGCTCAGCCTTGAGGACGCCAATGACACCAGCCGGTATCGCAGCTGGGATTCTCAGTGGCTGTCGGAATGGGACCATGGCCCTACGCTCTCTTGATGCCTGTGTCGGTACTCCAGGAGGAGTAGTCCCAAATAACTCCCTCCAAAGGCTTACCTCACCGGCATTGGCCCGTTTCGTGATCTCATTGATTAAAGACTTGGCCATGTTTATCTCGGTCTGAACAACCCGCTTCCCGGTCTTAAGCATAGCTTGTGCTGGTGGAGTCCCAGCCACTTGACCCAGGAAATCCTTCATCCATGAGGATCCCTCCTGTGGCGGAGATGTAGCCTCAGCCTCAGCGGTAGAGAAGCCAGTGTCAGGAGGAACGGCGCCGATTCTTTGGAGCTCTTCCTTCAGGGCGTCATATGACGTATCTCTGGGCTGGTGCGCCATGTCCTACTGGGTGCCTCCTATTCTCCTACTAGACTGAGCCGCTGCCAGCTTCTGAGCGCGGATCTTGTGTAGCTCGCCACGTATCCTAGAAAGATCTCCATAGGCAGTAATCAACGGGATTGAGGCGTCACCAAGAATCATCTTCCAGATGACTTCAGGTGTAGTAGATGGAGAACGTGCGGCCCTTAGTGCAGCCTCTTCCATTGGAGTCAAATTGCCAGCGTCAGGAGGTTGGGACTCCTTAGATATAACATCAACGTACCTTCTCCCGGTTACACGATCCTCTCCAAGGATCACAGTCACCTGTGAAGGATCGCGAATCCCGAACCGGTTTAGGGTCGGCCAATCTCCTTCTTTTAGAGCTTTCAGCTTGATCTCAGCAATCTGTTCATTGGAGCTTAGAGGTTTCTCAAACCCCGTCCATATTGGTGGAGAAGCTCCGGATCCGAGGGCATATCGGTCAACTAATAGCTGTTTCTGCTCTGGGGTCATGTCAGTTCTGCCACTGAGAAGATCAGTTGCCTCAGATGCCTTATCACTTAGGGACATCGAAGACCTGCGAGCTGCTGGAGCGGTCATGATCATATTCACGATCTTAAGGGCCTGATCATCGAGAGCTTCATTCCTCTGAGCTACCGTATTCTTTGCATTGAACAGCTGTAGCTCTCTACCGAACCTATCACCAGAGGTCTCACGGTCTATTGCTTCCTGTCTTCCCCGACCACGAAGAGCACCACGGACTCCAGCGGAGAAACTTCCGAACATGTCTGTACCTGGAGGAGGCCCCTGCTCAGAAACCCCGGAGAATATCTCCTCAAGAACCCTCTGAGCATGAGGCTTTGATGGAGGCATCTCAGGAAGCTCCGGCGCTGGAATAGATGGCCGTCTCCTACGCCACTCATCCAGGAACTCCATGATAGGTTTTCCGGACTCAGCTGCTTCTCGGAACAGCTGTAGCTTGGTGTCGTAGGGAAGCTGTCCTGGAGGAGCGTAAGTAGCCATTATCGGTTCCCCCAACTCTGGGTTCCATAAGCTCTCATGGGCTGCGGGTTGTATCCAGACCAGTCATTGGGTCCAGGCCAGTATCCCTCAGGTGCGAGAGGTTTGGGCTCTCGTGGACCCATATCGGGTGCGTTGGCGTTGATATTGACTCCGGGCATCTTGGAACCAAATAACTTAGAAGCTGCGAAAGGAGTAGCAGCTCCAGCAATCTGGAGTCCAGCACTGGCTGCTTGTTGCCATGGCCCAGGCACTTTCTTAACGTTTAGGGCACGGTTATATCCCTGCTGGGCAATATTCCCACGAAGCCCCAGCCGCTGCATGGCCAGATTTCTATACATGTCTGACTTTCGTTGAGCTGATCCTGCGCCAATTCCCATCTGCTCTGTCATCAGCCTACCCATGGCATCTGACATAGACCGCTGCATGGCCTTAGCGGGCATTCCACTATCTCCATAGAGACCCCATGCGCGGGCACGAGCCGCTTCCATCTGAGGCTCCATTTGCTCCTGTAACCTTGCCTGGGCTGCTGTGTACGCTCCCTGGAGTCCCCGGTCCTCCATATCGGAGTACCCCTTCATATACTTGTCGAAGTCTCCCTGGGAGAATCCGAAGTCAGACATGATGTTCATCAGACGGTCGTACTTTTGTAGAGTACTATCGTCCATCATGGTCCAGTCATATCTTCCAGCCATTAGTAGAGATCCCTCCGATCCTTATCTTCTAGTCCCCTGCGCCTCTTTTGGGCTGCAGTTGAGAAAGCCCTACCTGGGGCTCTCCTGGCTCTACCCATCATTTCACTGGAGACAAGTCCACCGGTCATGGGAGGCCCACCATACCAGTTCTTAAGGGTGTTGCTCATCTCCTGCATTCGCTCCCTAGTGGGAATATCTCTCATGCCAATTTGGTATCCCATGGGGTCAATCCCCCGGCCACGGTTCATACCTCTCATCACTTCCTTAGGGGCACCAAAACGCCTCCACCACTGAGGTCGTTCCCAGGTCTCATACCCGTATATTCCCTGGTACGGGTGAATCATGCCCTGGTTCTCTCTTATATAATCAGTCGTGGCTAGGTCGTCTGTATATTGCTGGGAAGGTGCTGGAGGACGAGCTTGGATCTTAGGTTGCCCGCGCCCTCTAACTCCGGGTACTTGTGGCATCGGTCCTGGTACCTCTACTTCCTGATCCTCATCTTCCCCATAGGGCTTTGCCCTTCTTGCAGCACCAAATCTGGAGGAAGCAGCTGCTCCGAATGATCCCCCATAAGAGCCAATCCCACGTGGGCTGCCACGACTGGGACCTCCGGGAATCGGAGGAGGTAGACCGGGCAAAACTCCACCTGTGGGTGGCTTGGTTGGTGGTTTATAGGGTTCTGGTAGAGCCATTGAATACCCTCCGTTCTTTGTTAGCGCAGCTCAATCTCTGCGAATGCGCCAGCCGTATTACACTTGAAGCAAGCAACATAGTTGGAAAATGGAAGTGGAAAGTCTGTATAAACGATGGGGGCGCTTGCGCCCTTTGCATAGCACGAGATCACGGTCCAGATCGTCGGTACCTTCCTGAGTGAGTGAGGGATCGGGTACAGGGTGTTCGATGCTGGAAATGCTATCCACACTCTGGTGCTCTTGTACTTACCAGTGGTAGGCTGGTCGTACCTCACCCTCCTGGGCATGGTGATCGACCCGTCCACGATGTCCTTCTTTGTTACAATGGTAGGGTTAATCATAGGTCGCCTGAGTTCTTTTGGCTGTGGGTATCCAGCATGGATGCATAGATAAATGCCTGCCGCTCTGCAGGTGGGCTGGAAACGCACTGGAATTGCAGTTCTAGGTTCGCGCTCCCACGCCCCACATCAGCAAACATTCCCTTATACGCTGAGTACCAGCTGGCTGCGTCTGTTGTCGGTGTGGTGGCAATGGACGGCTTGTACCCAAGATAGCTCAGGCCCTGGACAACCATGACCGGTGTGGTGACCCCACTCGCATGGATGGTCCACTTAAGCGGCCTCAATCTACTCCCATCATGGGGTCCAAATGGAACCTTGATGGTGCCAGTAATATCTGTCCCATCATCCTGATTACCAGCTGCACCAATAAACGGGATGAGATCCGTTGAAGAGCCTCCACTGATATACCTCCCGTACAGAGCACCGGATCTTCCCTCGTAAGTCGAGTAGTGCGGCCAGTGGACGGTGGCAATCGGCTGTGTAGTTGTCCCATTTGCCATATCGGATGTGATCCTAGCCCACTCTCCGCTCCGTATATCATAACGCAATTTGGAGAAGAGGCTGTTGTAGACTCCAGCTGGCCAGGCTGTGCTCCAGTTCCTTACCCCTAGATCAAATGGGATAAGCTCTGTTTCGTACCCGAATTCAGTGATTACTCCCCTACTTCGGCCATGGATAACATGGGAGCAGTCGAACACCCTCATGCTCTTGGATATGTGCTCAGGTGGGTTTACTCCATCCCACTTCCAGTATCCTTCCTTGGAGAGCCAGAACAGAAGACCAAACCCAACGGCAATCGTATCCGGAGCAATACATCCAATCCCTGGGTGGACAACAAGTGGGGACCATTCATCCTGGTCTACATTGGCGAGGGCATAGGTTGTACTCTCTGTGAAGACAATCACCATGTCGTTGAAGTCTGCCAGTCCTGTAACCCCTCCACCAGCAACCCTAGTAAAGTCCTGGTAGTCTAGCGGGTCGAAAGCCTCATACTCTCTTGGGTAGCTTCTCCAGACCCTTCCAGGGAACTTTCTGGATCCAGAAAGGATCATCCGGTCCTTGTGGAGAATGATGAACTTGCATCTCTCCGGGGGTGTACGGTCGTTCAGATCCATGTGCCTTGTAGGACTCGGGAGTGGAGGAGTATTGTCTACATACGTGGCTGGGAACAGTCCGTCAGCCTCTTGCCTTAACTGAGTGGCAATTAGGAACAGCGGGACTGCGTTCCTTGAGTTCACATCCACGCCGGTCATATCCTGAGTTCTATAAATATAGATTACGTCAACTATACCACGGGAAATGGTTGCCACCTCGGTCGGGAAGGTAACATCTACCTTGGTATTTATGGGATTAGGTATTGTCCCAGTCCAAACCAGTGGTGTACTTTCTCCCCATTCTCCAGCTGGACCATACCCATAGGATATTGCATAGTTAAAGAACCCATTGAGCAGACCAGCTGCACCGGTAGCAACATTGAACCCAGTAGAAGATGGCTTAGTGAACCCTATGTTGGCATTCAAAGTTGGATCACCCTGGTACCGCCTCATGGTGTTCCCATTCACGAAGTACAGGACACCATTGTTGGTTGCAAAACGGACAGGCGCATCCAGCTGGGTAAGGAGCCCTAAGGTATCTACTCCGAGAAATCTGGTGTTAACCCCATCGGGTCCGTATCTCCATACCTTCATGCTTGTAGTGCTTACAGAGGCATCAGAGCTTGCTATGATCAGGGTATTCCTGGACTGGCCATCGTATGTAACCTTCTGCTTTGCTATATACGGAATGATCGGGCCACCACCTGGAGTCCCAACCTCAGCAATGATCCAGAACCCAAAGTATCCGTTGAAGAACTCGCCGCCCCATTCTGGGCTGGTTGGCGGTATAAAGCTGATTGTTTTCTCACCCGTGGAAGTAAACTGCTCAGTAACTCCACTTAGAACGGTAAGACCACCGGGCCTAGTGTAATACCAGGTTATCGGAAGGTTAACCCCAGCCCTCCCTATGTACAGTGTTAAGGAACTGAATGTGGACGGTGACCCAATGCAGAATCTCTCCGTAGCTGCGGCAGCCGTGAACATAGGCATGTAGGCCAGATTGGAAAGATCCTCTGAGTAAGTTCCACCAGCAGTCCTGGTTACGACCACTGGGTAGGTGCTTCGATGATCCTGAGCTCCAACAATCTTGGATGTGGTGCTCCCTGTTACAATGGGTGAGGATGCATCCCATCCTCCACCAATGAATGTGGGCTTGTTCCATCCGCCCCGTACCTGGAGGTATCCATCCGGGTGTGGTACGAAGTTGATCAGGTCGGTCAGCTTCCCATGCTCCAGACCGGCAGCATTCCGGAAGTCAACTCCCTTAAAATTATGGATGCTGTATGGCTTTTCTGGCACTACCTCTCCACCGTATATTCCATGAGATCAACGGGAAGCGAGGGTACATCCATACCCGTCGGCCAACGGAACCTCTTGGCCTCTTGTACGAACGACTCCCACTCAGATCTTGCATCCTGAGCCATGGTTCTGTAGCTTGAGTCGCCATTCGCCATTCTCAGGTAGAACTTCATACGGCAGTACGTAAGCATCCCATCCTGCCAGTAGGTATTAAGCTCAGGACCCTGGGTATCATCCACCATTGTCTTGGGCATCTGAGCTGCATAGACCTCTATGACTTTCCCAGCTACGTTGAAGTTTGGCTCAAAGAAGATAACGTCCTTGTTGTTTCCACTGGAGTCATTGGCACCCCACATCCCGTAGTAGGTGGGGATATTCTGCCCCACGGTTGTTTTGCTTCTGTGTCTGATCCCTCCAGGATTTGGGTTGATCTTGTATCGAGTGGTACCATCAATCACGTGAAGAGCAACAATCCTGTAGTAATCTGAGGGTACAATATAGAACTCTACAGCAGGATCAGAGTTACCATACCACCCACTTACCAAAAGATTCCCCGAGGCACACAGTCTCCTCTGGGCCTGATTCAGCCACTCAACCGGAATAACAGAAGTCGTACCAAGGTGGGAATTGGCAGCACTATCCTCACCGATGTCATGCCTCAGCGCCAGAACCAGATCTGCGGTGGCACCCATCTAGTGTTTCATCCTCTTAAAGGTCTGTGCAAGTCTAGCTCTTCGCCCGACAGTCCCACTGCGCTGCGCCGCCGCCTCAAGCATGACCGCAGGGATCTTATTCCCAGAGGGAACCCCAAGATCCCTGTGAAGGGCACCTTTCTTCAAATGCATCTTCTGGATCCACTTTTCAGCCATTCATCACACCTTCTCTGTCCAGGTTATGGATGTTGCAGGTTTCTCAGTCATGGATACTAGGGTCCCGGTTTTCTCCGTAACGGAAATCAGGGTTCCCGTCTTCTCGATGGGCGACATCATCTGAACCACCTTTTCATTCCACCAGAGGGTATCAAACTGTCTCTTGAAGAATCCGCCACCCATGGATCCTATAAAGACTGTGTATGGCATCCCTGGACCGACTGCAATGGGACCGGCTAGCGTCCATGCTAGGTTGTCGTTTACGGACCTCCACGTGGTCCCACCGTCAATGCTTCTCAGAATCCCACTGGATAGGTATGAGGAGGATGAAGGAGCCGTCGTAGAAGCACCAGAGGCCACGAAGATATGGTCTGAGTTGGTTGGGTGTATCGCACATCGACGTATGAAGTCACCACTGTAGATTTTGGTCCATGTGTCACCCCGGTCATCGCTACGATATAACCCCCTGTCGGTAGAGGTCCCATATGCACAGACATATACCCTGTTCGCCACAGTGGGATCTGCTTCAATCCATGCAACTCCAGTCCAAGTAAGAGTACCAAGGCTGCTGGTACCAGTAGTCCCAACAAAATCCGAAGGGGTACTTAGTAGAGTCCACGATCCAGATCCCCCACCAGTGGTGGACCTCCAGAATCCACCCTCACCACCAGCATATATTAGGTTGGAATCAACAGCGTCTATAGCCGTGACTCTGGGTGCAGCATCCGCTGCCCCAGAGAGAACGAGTGTCCACGTTATCCCATCGTCAGTGCTCTTGTAGACGCCACCGGTCTTGTCATCATTAAACCCAGCGGTTACAAACAGGATCCTTGAGGAAACCAGGCTTCTCTTATCAAGAGATAGACCATACACGAACCGATTCGCCGGGATCCCAGTAGTGGCAAACCAGCTTCCTGCCTCACCGGTATCGTTGCTCTTAACGAGGTTGGCTGTAATCTCGGTTCTGCCATGTGCAGCCCACACAAAATTGCTCCTGGCCGGGTCTGGCATGATGGTACAGGTGTTCCCGCCCTCGCCATTCCAGTCTTCTGTGAAGTCTGGGGAGTTGCATATCTCCCAGCTATACCCCCCATCAATGCTCCTCCAAATTCCTGTGTCGTAGGCTCCGCTGTAGATGATGCTTTTGTTGGCTGGACTGATCCTGATATCAGCTATGGTCAGATTCTCGACCCTACGAGTTGTCCATGTCCCTCCAGGAACCTGGTACGTATAGAAGTTTCGGAAGACATCTCCCCCATCAAACGATCCATGGACAAACTGGTCGCTGATTTGGTACACACTGTTTGGATCCGAGAGATCCTGACCAAACGTATGGGGAACTCCGTACAGCGAGGATCCATATGAGCGGTCAGGATTAGACTGCCAACCACAGTCGTAGTCTCCTAGGTTGCTTTTCTTGATCCACGTGTCTCCGGTGTCGGTAGACTCCCAGAAACCTTCCTCAGCAGCCCCAAAGTTTCTTTTGTTATCAGAGCACCAGATCACGTTGGAGCTTCCGTACTTGACCATGATGCTACCTGTGTGGGTAGACTTCTGGGTCCAGGTAGCACCCGAGTCCAGAGAAACGTGAGTGGACCCGGCCCAACTGAACGGAGTTGTGTATGGGTCGCCCGTGTAGATCGTGGCCCACAAGGTTGTCGGGGTGTTCCGGTCCATATAACAGTCCCACACGACGCCCAGCGCCTCCAGTGGTCCACTGATCCTCGTCCAGTTTACGCCGCCATTCGTGCTCTTCCAGATCGAGTCCTCTGCGGTCTTGTTGAAATCGTGCCGTCCAGAAACGATGTAGAGAATGTCCGGGTTCTGTGTATTAACCCACAGCCTCAGAACCCTTAGGCCGGTGGGTGGATTTGTGGGAAGATCATCCACAACATCCTGGAACGTCAGGCCACGATCTGTGCTCTTTAGAATCCCGGTATCCGGGTCATCAAAGTCATCGTGATAGGCTGCATAGACGATATTCGGATCCGACGCAGCTGGTAGGATATCTGCTATCCATGGCTCTGGTGTGACTCCAGTTGGTCTCTTGGACCAGCTGGATCCACCATCAACTGTCCCATAGATCCCATGGGATGTAGCTGCATGGATGATCTTGGCATCCACCGGATCGAATGCCACCGCCGCCACGAACTGGTCGTTGAACCCATGTTTGTTCCCTATCGGGGTCCAGCTATCTCCACGGTCTCTGCTGATATAGATACCAGCCAAGTTGCTTGCCGTGATGATCGTTCCGTCCGGGCCACCGACACACATAGTGAACGTCCCACCACCACCATAATTACACGGGACCCACGGGCCGGTGTTTCCCTCAATGAGGTCCGTATTCAGAAGCTTAGGCTTCGGTATAAAGGCAACTACCATATACGCCTTGAGTGTCGCCGCTACACCGGTCGCCTCGAAATTACCTACTGGTCCCTTACTTGGTAGTGTCGCGCTCCATATGGCTGTACCGCCGCCATTCCCAATCGTGATGGACTTGTCGTAGCGCTCAATAAGACCGCTTAGGTTTGGAGCTGATTCACCAGACCAATGTGGGTCTGGAACATCGAGACCATGACAGGCCGCTATAATCACAAGGCACTCGTCAATTGTGGTTGTCGGCCCAGTAATGTTCAGGCTCGTATCAGAAACAGCATCCACACCACCAGATGTGATGTGTATTGGGTTCCCAGTGATCGGACACCCACGAATGACTGCTATGATCCCGTTTACGTGGTCTCCAGCATCTGCAAGCTGGGCCGGTGGTTCTGGATCATCTGGAGGGGAACCAGTTGCCCGCTTCCAGAACATCGTGATCCTCGTTGACAGTGGAGCACCAGCGGTCCCAGTACCCTGTGGTGAGTTTACAACCTGAGTCCACCCACCGCTTGTCTCAGTAACTGTTTCGTTGGACGACTGGCATATCAGAAGCCCAATATCATTCGTGGCATAGTTGTTTGGCCAGTTTACGGTAATCGAACCCGTACCACCACTTGCTGGTCCAAGATTCGCCCAGGTTGGTAGTGCCACTATGACCCTACTTTCTCAATCCACCCTACCGGAGGCTCTGGAACCGGCCCTGGAGGTGGTCCGAGTGAAACCACCATGTTGACTTTCTTGTACTGTCTTCCGTAGGCATAGTCCTCATACGGCCAGTCGATCTTCCGCTCGTAGGTCTCGTAGGCTGGATTGATTGTGCCCTTGTGGTTCACCTTCAGAGTCCACGGTCCCCTATACGATGGAGTCTCGGGAACCCCAGCCGCGTGCTGCACGACCACCACGCAGTTCTTATACAACTCGGTTCCGAACTCTATCGCCCCAAGAGCGTCAAAATCTATCTGGCCGGTGGCGTCTGTCGTGGTATCGACTACCGTTACGTCGTCTTTGTCCAACAACTCAACAGCAAGGCCCGCAAGCGGTGCAGCCGTGGTCTTATCCTCTATGAGCACACCATAATCCCAGGTCTCGTATGTGGAGGTGGTGACCGAAGGCCCGATCTGCGGGACAACGCGACTCCATGTGGGATTACGTATCGTCCCGCCAGCCGCCGCGTTCTGCGGTCTTAGGTCCCAACTGGAAGGGGATCCCGCGAAGAAGATGTCACGCGCTTGCAGGGTTCCGGTGAACGGCAGGCACACGGTCCCACCAGCGACGCACACGAAGGTCACCTGCTCCATGTGGTTTACGTTGATGGACATGGCATTGGCGATGCTAGGCTTGTGGACAAAGGTGCAATCGAAGATGTTGCTCAGGCGGAAGGTTGCGGTACCAAGGGACCCGATTAATCCGACTGGGTTCTCGAAGATCGAACCGATCAGCTCCCCAGTGTCATCGACTGCGGGAAAGAAACTGATGCTCCCAAAGCCCGATGAGACGTTGATGATGTGGCTGTCGTAGATTTCAGTGAGACCTCGGAAGACGAAGGAGTTCGGACTGGCGTACATCTTTATGCCGTGGCTGCCCCCGGCCTTGAGGCCAGTGCCCTCCTTACGCCCAAGTCGTGTCGAGCGTCCAATGGCTCCCGTCGCCGAAACCTGGAACGTCTTCGTGGAGCGGAAGACCACCGTTGAGTCTTCTGCGATGAACGAAGTCGGTTCGGGGCATGTGCCGCCGTTGTTGATGTTCGATACCGCATCAAAGAGCTTCTGAGAGCCGAGGGCCCCAAGCTCGACCAACTCCAGCGGCATCTTTTTAGAGATGTCGATGAAGCTGTATGAGCCTGGGATGCCGTCCGAGGTCGTGTCGCCGTGTTCGTTGTTCTGGTATGTGATCGTGCCGCTCGCGCTCCTGATGCCGCCACAGAGGATCGGAGTGAGGCGAGGTCTGGCCGGGAGCGGACCGGGTTGGTTCCAATAATCAGAGACGGCGCTAAGCCAGGGTCGGAGACCGAACGGCAGATCGTCCGCTGGCGGTCCCGCCTCCTCCGGTACGACTCGCCTCGGAGCCGCTTCCGGTTTGAGATCGAATTGCCAGCTTGAGAGAACGGAACCGAGCCAAGGCCGAGATCCGAACGGCGGATCGTCCGGGGCAGACTCCGGCGGCAATATGCGTCTCTGGGTGGAGGCCGGTACTTCGGCCTGCCACGAAGCGATGACGGCAGGGAACCATGGACGAGACGAGAGAACCGGCGCTTCGACCGCTGCGGCTTCGGGAACGATTCCTGGCCTCAGTTGGAGCGGCGGCGCGACGAGTTGCCAGGCTGCGAGGACCGTCCAGAGGAGTCGCCTCCCGCCGAACGGTGGGTTGTCCGTGGAGTCCGGCGTCAGCTTCCTACCCTCTAGAGGTTGCCGACTCCCTAAGAATGGCTGCGGTGGTTGGTAGTAGATCGCCATTTATTGCGCCGTGATCGGACCCCTAGAGAGCCACGGATTATAGGGCATTGTCGGCTCCTCGGCTGCCGCCTTGATCTCGATGGCGATGCCGCCGTTCTCGACCGCGCCCCAGCCGCTCGCGCTCGGCGTCAGCTCCGCTGTGGCGACATGCCAGAACACGATCGAGCCTCCAATAGGGAGGTTGTGACCTGCGGTCTGAATCAGCGTATAACCTGCTTCTTGCGTACCTGTCGTGTTGGCCCTGTACCCTATTCCAGCCACGGGTCGGTTGTTGGAGTTTCCGAACGAGCCGAGCGTGATTATTAGTTCATTTGCGACCCCCGTGGCCGTTGCGGTTTGAACGATGGCCCCAGAACCGTTTGTCCCGCTCGTGTCCATTCCAGTCATCTCCATGACGATGGCGTCCATCTGCGTGGAGGTTCCGTTGAGGTTGATCGTCAGCGCACCTGGCCCGGCCCCACTCGTGACGAGAGCGCGGAACACCTGGATGCGGCGCACCGTTCCTGAATAGGGAAGCCCACCAGCAGCCGTGACCTCGACCCAAGTGAGACCCCCACCAGTCACGCTGGTTACGCTAGGGGCCGTGCCGGTCGCTATCGAGCTACACGTGTAGAGAAGGTAGAGTTGGTTGTTCGAGTAGGTAGCGGAGGCATAGGTGTAGACGCTCGCGTCCGAGTTGGAGTGCAGTGCAGCCCCTACGAGAGACCCGCCCAGTGCCATCGGTTATACGATTCCTAGAGACGGTCCGAGTTTTGTCTCGGACCGTCTCATGGTCTATTAGCCAAGCTCTGCGAAGTTGAGACCGAACGACCATCCGGTCAGCGTACCAGGTGCTGCGGGGAAGAACAGACCCAAGGCCGATCCTCCAGCCGGAAGGATTAGCGTCTCCCTCGGCGTCGGGACCCACAGCCATCCGTTGAGATGGTTGAAGGCGTCATCCCAAATGGCTGCCTTGGTCCCCGCCTCCACGCTTGCGTTGATCCCCGTAGTCCCAGCAGCTCCAGTCGTACCGCTGACGATCCCACTGGTTGGATCCCCTTGCTTGAGCTTCTGAGGTGTCGCGCCGGTAAGCGTCGGTGCTGTACCGCTCTGCATCTCAACGCGGATCCTAGTCTGGGCGCTTGTAGCGTTACCAGAAAACGCCACCCACATTCTCAGAATCTCAAGCGCGAGTGTTGTGCTGGGCCTAATAGAGATTAGGGTGGTTGCCCCAGCCACTGTGATGTTGCTTCCTCCTACGGTATATTCACGTGCCATTTACTCTGCTCCTTCCTAGTGCTAGGACTTCACCCTCAATATATTTCATCGGTTTACTAAATTCCAGTAACGACGGACTTGACTCGATTCCATGCTTGGTTTGCCTCCCGTAGGAGGGGATCAGACCTGGACCGAATCGAGTTTTTATCTTCCTCCCTGAGTGTGAACTTTATGTCATCATCATCTGGATTGACTTCGACGGACGGCCTCTCTGCGAGCCTGATAATTTTTGCTGCTCTGCTTGTCCTGTCGGCTACGATGTCCAGGTCTGCTAAAAGACTCATCTATCACCATTTTCTTTTTAGTGAAAACGTCTCTCCATGACAGGTACTTGTGCTCTACTCGCTCTGGATTCTTACGGGGCATGGACAGTTTACCTAGTAGTAAACACAACCTCACACACATCATTTACGACCATAGTCGGTGACGTATAAACGCCAGTAGATTCCACAAATGTCCCTCCAGATGGAAGCGCACCCGTAGTTTTATTGTAGAACGTGATGGCAACTGGTGCTAAATTCGTTAGGGTATAAGTCACCGTTGTTCCTGAGGTGATTAGCTTAAGCTCCAAAACAGTATGTGTCATACCACCTGCAGAAAACGACTGAAGACTGTTAAACTGTGTAGCCAATTACACTACCTCCTTTAGATTTCCTTGAGAGTACTTATAGCTTCTCTTGCCCGGACGGAGGACCTTCCGATCCCATCCCAGGGCTCTTGCGAGCTCTTCGGACGCCATGGGCATTCTTACGGACACCTTTGTTGCCAATCTTCCCCATCCCTGATCCCTTAGGGCGTCCTCGCGGTCGCACCGGACGTGGTGTATCCTCCCCGAGGGATCCGTAATCTTGATTTTCGGTAGGTTCCTGTTCAGGATACTCTTCCTCTGGGTATTCGCCTCCGCCGATTTCCTGAGCATACCCTTCAGTTCCTGTACGTCCTTCCCCGTGGCTGTAACCTCGAACTGCTCCACCAGCTTGGATTCGATCTCCCCATTCTCGTTTTCCCATGCCAGTGGCAGCTTCCCAAGGCTCTTTTCCCGTATCATACATCTCCTCTACTGGGTCATCTGCTTCCTTGAGCGACCAGTCTTCTTTCGTAAGCTTTGCATACATAGGGCCAAGATCTGGAACCTCACGCTCCACAATATCCACATGCCTTGTGCGAGTACCGGTAATTGGATCCGTTGTGAAGTAAGCATTCTTGGTTGGATTTGTGGTCTTACTATCAACGATCCTCCAGCCCTTACTAATTCCACCACCCTCATGGACTGGCCAACCCCTACGATCTACACCTACATAATTGTGGTAGCACGGTGCTACGGTAGTCTGAGCCCCAAGCCTTAGAATCACATTCCAGGGAGCTTTGGCAGCCCCCCTCATGCGTTCAGCCCACCTAGCAAACGGGCACCTATTCCACGAGAAGCATCCAGCATTGCCCGGCCCTGGTTTGGAACAGCTACCTACAAAAGGCTGGTTAACCTTGTTATATGGGTGAGGAAGACGGATCGGGTTCTTGTGACCGACCGGTCCAACGATGAGAGAGGTACGGTCTACCAGAAGATGCCCTCCTGGGGCATACTTCCATGGGATCGTATCAATATCACTAACGTCGGCATCTTCCCTACGTATGGCAGTAGGATCTACCTCTGTGATGAACTCTTGGTCTTTCATTCCCCCTCCTGTGGTGGGGGGTATTCTAAGCCCCCCACCACTGGCATAACTAAGTTAAACTACTAGTTCGTCAGGTGACGGAATCCCAGAACCTGGTGAACCTGATTTGCTCCCCAGATGCAGTGGGCGATGATCTTGGTGATCAAATCCTGACGATCAGTCTCGATCTTGGCATTAGACTTACGCCCGTATGCCATCGCCTTACGTGCAAATAGGAAGTTGGAGTTTCCAGCTCCCTGAGTCGGAACGTTCCCGGTGAACATGAAGTCAACACCGTAGACGGTCTTGATCCGACCGGTCATCGCAGCGCCGTTCTTCTCGCCACGGACGGAAGCGTTGACAATGTTCCCAACGTTCAGAACGTTGTCGATCTGGTTCAAGTCATAAACTGCGAAAATCTCACTATCACCAGGTGCCAACTTGTCCTTAGCATTGGTCAGAAGTGTCCCAAGACCAGACAGGAAGTTAGCCTCAGAGAACGGCGTAGCATCCGTCCCGATCTCGAACGTCGCGTTCGACGGCCACAGAGTCGTATTCCCAATCAAGTAGAATAGCTCAAGCTCAATCGCTTGATAGAGCGACTCAGCAAGGACCGGGGTATACGCCTCAGCAAGATCCGAAACGCTAAATGTCTGGATATCCGGATCCAGCTTGATGGCAATGTTGTTCAGACGGAACTTGATCTGCTTCTGGGTAGGTGTTCCGACTGTGACATAGTTGGCCTGTTTCGTGCTATCATCGCCAACCCATGTCATCACGTTACCAGAAGCAAAGCTCTGGTCAGGCGCAGTTCCCGTCGGTGCAGTTGGAGCATATGCCGGTAGAATCGTCAGGTTATAGGTATTCCCACTTCCCTGGACCCTATCAGAAATGTTCCACACTCGCTCAGCCAACCCACGAGGCTGGTTTGCCGTGAATTCGAACATCGGCTCCCATACTGTCGGGATGACTATTGAGTGGTTGACGGTACTAAGCTGTAACGGAGTTGTAGCCAATTAGTTTTTCACGCTCCTTTTCATCTGGTACTGACCCTGGCCGTCCGGCATTTCTGGTACTTTCGGATTGGGCTTCAGGTCCCAGGATCGTACAACACTGATGCTCTGGGACGGATTCAGGCTGTCCCTTTGCTTTTTGGGAGGACTCTTCACATCCTGGATTTTCTGCTCAAGAGTCCTGCGCTTAACTGAAGTTACATCTTTCTTGAAATCCATCACAGAACACCTGCCGGGTTCAATGAGTCCTTGATCTTCGTATTGGGAAGATCTCGGGTTGCCGGGATCGCGGAGTTGTCGTCCCCGACCTCGGTAGAGATCGGATCCATAGCCTTAACAGCCCGGTCCCGGATTCCCTTACTGAACCCTCTGGTGGCATGGCCACGGCAGTAGGCATGAACCGCCTGCGTGGTCATCACCTGTGCTGGATGTGGTTTATTCTTAGAGTCTCGGATTTCCTGCATCCGAGAACCACCTCCTACATATCGTTAACTGCGTCTGACATCCTAACATTGGCCCCAATCTTCTTCGCAGCTTCTACCTTAGCCAAGAGAGAATCCTTGGGAAGAGTAGTCTGTGATTGGACTGGCTTGGAGGGTGGAGTACGGAACTCTGCCTTCCGATTCGTCGTGAGCTGTGTGGCCATGTTCCTGGCTCCCAGCCTCAGGCCATGTCGATAGACCATCTTGGCGAATGCCGTCTCGAACGCCTCTCGCCATGGAATGGCGGGATTCTGAGACAGCCCCAGGCGGGTACACTCCTGAACCAATCGCTCTGGATTGAGCTGATCTGGAACATCCCAACCCTCATCCTTCATCTCTTTCACGAAGGACTCCGCCTCGTTTTGGATCACGACCGCATTCTCTGCAATCTTGTATTCCGCTTCCCGTCTTCGGAGGTCGATACGATCTCTACGGATCTCAGACAACATCTCCGAACGAAGCTGGGTCAGCGTTGCAGGTAACGATGCGATCACATTGAGGACCGACTTGGGGTCGTTTACGTCTACCTGAGAAGGCATCTCATATCTGGGCGGGGCAGCGCCGTTACGCGCCCTAGGCCCTTCAGACGGGTATTCCTCCTGGAGCGACCGCTCTTCTGCGATTTGCCTCATGATGTTATCCACCATTGACTCTTTCGCACGAAGTTGACGCCGCTCTTCCTCGAAGGACTCACGGTCTTGATCGAGCTGGCTCTTCCAGTAGTTGTAGTCACGTCCCTGCTGGGTCCACTGCACAAGCGCTTCCTCACTGGGGGCGTCAAGAGCTGTCGCCATCTCTTTCACCACTCTGCGTGGGATCTCACGCTCGTTGTTACGCCACCGCCAGAGGATCTTCTCTTCCTCTGTCGGCTCTACGGGTACTGCACCCTCCGGAACTGCTACCGGTTGGGCATCTGATGCTACCTCTTCTGGCACGACCTCCGGTTCTGGGTATGCACCCAGTCCTTCCAGTCCACCAGTTAGGGGCTCTGGCATTTGTTACTCCTTCTTTTCGGGTTCCTGAGCGGTACTACAGGAACATCCTTGGCTACCGCTCGGTGTACTGCACCAAGTGATGTACGGTCCATAAGGACCTGTGTGATAAGGACGCCCACAATACGGGCACCTGTTACAGTATGGACATCCGATGTGCGGATACCAGCTTCCAGGCCACACCCATCCACCGGTTGTAATTGCGGAGGAGGAAGTGTTCTTCATCAAATCTCGAAATTGGTCAATCACACTCTGGTTTTCCATTAGTACTCCCTGTGGATGTTTGAGAACACAGGGGTTCCGGGGACTCTTGGCTCTTTCATCATTCTCATGATCGCGCCCTGCATAGCTGAACCAGCAGGATCTACCATGTAGCCAAACGCCTCCATCCCCTTCCCCATACGGCCCATTTCCTGTTCTTGCCTCTCTCTGGTTCTGGCCTCATCTGAAGCTCGCATTGAGCCGTATAGTCCACCTCCACCGATAATAGAATTTAGATCCGGACGGAAACGCGCCTTAGCAACCCTATACCAAATACTGTTTATCCTTTGTACTGGGATGCCAGGAAGTTCTGCATACTCTGGGTCTCCTGAGTATCTAGGAGGATCAGGTGTAATTATATCTGGGTTTTCTGTATTAATGACTTTAGCCATGGCATCAACTTCTTCCATGAATTTCTTCTTGTCGTACTGGAGGTCTGCCAAGTATTTCATGGCTTGGTCCATCTCTTCTGGGGGAATCTTGTTCTCTTTGATATCCAGAATCAACTCATTGATGGTCTCATCAGTAGCATCCATCTCTTCGATAAGATCTGAAAACCTCTTTGGGGGTGGATCTGGTATCTTTATTAGCTTCTTCCAGCTAAATGGCTTAGGAAACAACTGGCATCTCCTCCTCAGGCATCCCTTCCATCGGTGGCCCCTCCATCATAGCCTCCTCAGGTGGAATCCCCTCAGGTGGCATCCCCTCAGGTGGCATCCCCTCTTGACCAGCTATTTGTTGCTCAGTGGCCATTTGCTGCTCCACCTGGGCCAGCCTCATACGCTCCTGAATCTGAGCTGCAATCCCAGCCGGGATTCCAATCGCAGGTAGGAGCATATCGGGCCACATTGGGAGGACTCCCTGAGTGATCAAGCCCTGTAGATTCTGTCCAGTCAGGTCGTTTCTCTCGATGGTATCCGGATCTGCCGTGACCACCATCTTTAGGTTCCTAGGCAGGCTCCTTACCTCAAGCTCCACCATTTCCTTCTGGCCCTGGCTATCCTTCATGGGGACCATTCTGGGCTCCCTATAGTGCTGCCACATCAGCTGCCAGACGATGTTTGCTATGTCCGTCCTGTACTGATTGAATCGGAACAGGTGTCCCCCAAGCCTGGTAGCAGCAGCACGCTGCCGCATCTCAACTTCACGCCCCGAGCTTGGAGCCGAGGGCGCTGTACCAGTTGAGATGGGAGTGATACCTGACATCTCACCGAAGTCCCTCTTTGCTATATCCTCAGCTAGCTGTACGGCCCCCAGGTTGATTGGAGCTGGGGGGACTGTGCGAGCCATCCCAATCAGATTGGGTGGCAGAGCAACCTTCTGGCCAGGTGCATTCCCGGTGGCATCGTACTGGTATGCCTCATCTGGATACTCGAATACACCATTCACACACAGCCTCAAGTAATCCAGTAGCTGGGCCATGGTCCTGTCCGCAGAACTCTGGGCGGATCTAAGGAGATCCACATCCCCATACCCTAGGAACCTATGAGGAATCCTATAGTAGGAGTAGACAGCGAATGGGAAGAAGAGCTCCTCAATCTCATCTTGGTTGGGACCGTCATAAAGAAGTGCGGTCTCCGTGTGGACGATGAGTCTTCCATAGGGGTACTTGTAGCGCCGTACCGTATCCCCCTGTTCCTCCACAGGAGGGATCGTGACGCCAGCCACGGCCTCCGAGCCGCAGTCGGGACACATGACCGACTCCGGCATCGCCATCTCCTCAACATCGGTCATTGGGTCCGGGGGGTAGAAGATGGAGCTGCATTGGGCGCACTGGTAGCCCTCCTGCTCTCCCTGGAGCACCCTCCGCTCCACTTCCTCGATGACCTCATCGTCTTTGATCAGCGTGTAACACACCCGATGCACACCACTGATCATGGGTCCCTTGCCGCCCGTGATCTCTCTACCGCCAGAACTGACCATCTCCCAGTCCGACTTGGAGCGGTACTGACGAACATCAGCATCCAGGGACAATGACCCCGTTGTTACGTCAAGTGACTGCCTATCGGGTTCTTTTAGAAGACGGTGCCAGGTGAGCGGGAAGTACTTCCTGATGTCCGCCATATCCATATCAGGCTCATAGTTGATGTACCGGCACTCATGGAGCCGGTCGGCTTCGGGATCAACATGGAACCTTGTTGGATCCACGGACTCAAGTTTCAGGAACTTCATTCCAGAGCGCTCATCCCGGCAAATAACAACTCTGGTTACACCAATCGAACAGGCGGCTCCATCCCAGAAGGCATCCTCTTCATACTCCCTCCGCCTCATACGGTCCAGCTCATGCTCCACGGCCTGTGCAGCACGGTACTGGTCTATGAAGCTGGAGTTGGCTCCCCAGGCATACGCCGTGATACGTGGCTCGGCAGAGAGGATCGAGGATGCTTTCTGGTCCACTGCGGCAAAGGTCCAGTTCCTGACTCCACGGTTCTGCCACTCAGTTGCTTTCCTGGCGGCTGTATTCGCAGGTGCTTTCCAGTGGTTCTCCCCGAGGAGGAACTTCCAGTTGTCATAGAACTTAGTCTGGAACTTGGATGAAATGGATTTAGCGGATCGCAGAAGGGAGCGACCTATCTTCCAGCCATCCAGTTCCCGGCTATCAATTTCTTCCTCTTTCTGTTCCGGAAGCTCAGCTTCTGGTAGATCCGGCTTGTCTGGAATCAACAGATCACAGCCTCCAATTCATCGCTCGCAGCCCTCTCCCAGATCTCGACCCTTTGATCTTCTGGGATCCGTTTGGCCTTTGGATTTAGGTAGTAGACAGCCATCGCTAGTCCAGCGGCGAACGCCTCGTCATCGAACCCACCCTCGACATGCTCCACTTTGTCGTTATCCTTGATGACCATCATGCACATCTCATCAAGCAGGGAAGACGTAGGCTTCCACTTCTTCTCCCGTATCGCCCTCTCAAGGGCCGAGATAATCATTCCACGGGTCCCTTCATGGGTTCTCCAACCAAGCTGCCCAGTGAACCGATTCTTTACACGATCCCACTGAGTCTGGTTGTAGATCCTTGAAGGGTAGATCATTCGCAGCGAAGTGAGGAAGGCACCGCCATACTCCCCGTTGATCTCTGGGACCACGGTTGCATTGAAATAGTACCGCGCCATTGGAAACACCACTTCGCGGGCAAACGCCTCTGGGTCGATCATGTTCGACTTGAACCTTGCGACACAGGCGGCGTCATCATCCCGGTCGATCACGTAAGCAACCGACCGGTCCTTCCTGCCACCACCAGAGATATCCACACCCACCAGGTAGCGGTGGTTCGCCACACGCTCCTTGAAGAGAATGGTGGTTCCGTCCCCAAACTTCTTTAGGAGCGGCTGGTTTGTCGGATCCACCGAGAAGGTGGCTGAAACCCCCTTTGGACAAAGTGCGCGGCAGGCATGGACCCTATCGGGATCGAAGTACGGAGAGCCGCCAACCAGAGAGTACGCTCCGTACACACGGGACCTGCGTTCGTACTCGCTGTATCCAGCGACGAAGTGCTCGATCTCCTCGTCCGTGTAGTGCCCGCCACGCGATATCGCGCAGTCATACAAACTGAAGATGAACGTCTCAACTCCTGGAGCCCTCTCGATGGACTCGGGATCCCAGAGTTTCCTGAAGCTCCAGCTGTATCCAAGAAGCGGGGTGAAGGTGAGGTAGATATCCAGAGGCTGGCCTGGAGAGATACGGGCATAGATCTCATCCCAGATCTCTTCTCCGTGTACCTTCGGTTCCTCGTCTATCCAGACGCTTCTGGGATTAGCTCCCTGGAACTTCTGGGGGCCAGCCTCAGCGGACATCAAGTGGATCTCAGATCCACCCCACTGCTTCTTCATCTCAATGATCTGGTCCTGCCTCCAGTACCTGTAACCCTGCGGTGGAAGTAGCTCGAAGAGTTTCTTCCGCTGGACATAGCCCATTCGATTATTGTCGAGGGCCACAGCCCAATGGAGGTCTGGGGTCTTATACTTCTGCTGTCTGAACTCGTTCCATCCGGTGGCGAAGGAGATGCACTCGATGGCTCCGGCTGTGGTCTTCCCTCCACGGTTTGGGCCTGCTAGGACCCTGATGTGCGAAAGGGACCTGTGGAACGGGAGAATGGACGGAACCGACGTGTAGTACCTCCACGGTCGTTCTTTTGCCCGCTTCTCATATAGGCGGAGGAGCTCCGTAGTCCTTGCTTCAGGACTCAGGTGGGAGGTCCACCCCCTTTAGCTCGCGCTTGGCGAGCTCTCGGATCTGTTTGCGGAGCTCCTCATCTGTAGGCTCGTGCTCATCTTGGAGCGGTGAGAATGAGTTCTGGCTCTGATTTAGAGTGATGTTGCCAGATCTCAAAAGCTTCGCTATCGTTCCTACGTAGTTCGCAGCCTTGGTGTCTCCTGGAATGACCTCGTACCTACCGTCACCAATTTCCTTGAATATAGGAGAGGCTGCGATGATCTGGCCAAAAAGGATATTGGGCATGGCGTACACGGCTGCCGTGTAGATCTTGTCCGTCACCCGATCCACCATCATCGGATGGCGTTTCCACTTCTTGATGGATGCTACGGAGCATCGTACGGCAGCGGCCATCTCGGAATCCGTTCCAGGTACACCTTCTGTACCCCGCTCCCAATCCGGGAGCGCAAAGAACGAGGCGATGGCTTCGAGACGTTCCGCTGTAAGACTTTCCCTCTTGGCTTTGGAGACTCCTTCTGGGAGTCGGACGAGATCAACTTCACCAATTCCATCCCAATATTCACGTGCTCCTTTCAACTAGGATCAGATCCTTTCGGAGATGTGATCGAGATCTGGGATAGACTCACGTATGACTCCAGTTCTCGATTGCTTTCTCTTCACAAGCCCGGAACGTCTTCTTATCGACTCTGGAAAGGTAGTTGCAGATCTCGCATAAGACCCAGTGGATATCCACGGTCTTTCCAGTTTTCTTGTTTATGTACCTGTGGGTACGGATGTTACCGGCGTGAACCTCTCCACAAAGGATGCATAGGTTCAATCAACTACGCCTCCTCGTAACTGGTTCCTGGAGGATCCTCCCCACGTTCGAAGGCTTCTCGCTCCTCCTGGCTTAGGGGTGTACGCTCATCCTCGCGCTTCTGCTGGTTGATCCTAGATATTTCAGCCCTTCGCGCCTTCATCTTCTTCTTGATTTCATCGGGAGACTCAAGCTTGACCTGCTTCCCGATATCCGACCTGCTCATAAGTGTATGTAGGAACTGGGTATATTGCCTGTTCGCCCTCACTTCTACTAGGATCTGTTGGAGAATCCTATAGAGATGGCGATCCTTCTCGATCTCCTCGTTGATCTTCTCAAGGGGCTCCTGGGTCTGGACCCTTACAACCCTAGTGGGCGAGGATGATTTTGGGCTCGGCTGGAGCCTCTTCTGGCTCTTTGGGGATTTCACCGTCCGCTTCATGAGATTTCTCCATTGCAAGTCGTTCCAGGATATAGGCATCCCTGGCTTCTACTGATAACAAGATCACACTAGCCATGAGATTCTTGGATTCTACCCGATTCAGCCCAAGAAGGGCTTTCCCATCCAGGTGCCTGGTAACGGCCTGACCGAGCTTGAAGATCTGCGCCAGAGCCCTACCAGTAGGGCTTACGAGGATCCTGAGCATGTCCTCAGGAGGAGCGGGAAGCCTCTTAGGGTCAGGCCTCTCTTGGGGCGTCGATGATTCGGAGCCCCTCGTCCAAGGCTTCCCGCTCTGAGATTTCCTGACTTTCCTGCTCATCTTGGCCATACGTGTACCTCTCAAATAGGTATAGGATCCCAAGTTCCAAGATCCTGCTAGCTGCCGCCCCAAGCCTGAACTTGCCGTTTCTGGCTCTCGGGAACCCAGCCCTGGCGTAGTTCTTTAGAAGGTCCAGATCCTTGTCTGACAGCTCTAACTCAACTGCTAACTTGTGCTTACCCCGTCTAGTGTATCCCCTACGCCTACTAGACCTCTTAGACTTAAGTAGCTTAAGAGGTTCCATTTAATCTCCTTCTTGGGTCTTACCCCTCTACGACCCTTAGTCTCGGGCTTCCAGCCTGGCCTGTAAGGGGAAGTGAGTTAACTCTATGTCTGTGAATGACTTGGGGCGTTGGGTCCCTTTTTGATCCTTGTTTTGTACTATGAGAGGGCAGTCCACTTATACCAGCGCTGCTACGGTATACACCCTAGGGGGGTATCTCATTGACATTAGGGAGCTTACCCCACTAGTCTACGAGAAGTACACTTTTCAGGGTGGTAGAGGCACAGAGGAGTCCAACTACACGTAGTTGGATCCTCTGTGGC